AGATTCCAAGTGGAGTCGGGACGTGAAAGGCCGTAGCCATGAACTCGCAAGCATGATCGAGACTGGTGAATACCTATTATGAGGTTTGTAAATGCCGCTTCAGAAACTACAGTTCAAGCCCGGGGTTGACCGCGAGAATACCCGCTACGCAGCCGAAGGCAGTTGGTATGAGACCAACAAAGTGCGTTTCAGACGGGGTATGCCTCAGAAGATCGGTGGATGGGTGCGCCTGTCTAACCAGACTTTCCTTGGCATCTGCCGGTCTATGCTCAACTGGGTTACTCTCCAAGGGCAAAACCTTGTCACAGTAGGCACTAACCTCAAGTACTACATCGAGCGTGGTGGGGCTTACTATGACATTACCCCTATCCGTTCCACAGTAACTCTTACTGACCCTTTCGATACAACTGACGGCTCTGCCGTTGTTTTGGTTACTGATGTTGCCCATGGTGCGCTTGAAGGCGACTTTGTGACGTTTAGCGGGGCTACTGCGGTTGGCGGTCTGACTCTAAATAACGAGTACCAGATAAGCTTTATCGACGAAGATTCCTATACTATTACTGCCGAGACTACGGCTTCCTCTACCGCTACAGGCGGTGGCACTGTTACTGCGGCATACCAAGTCAACACAGGTAACGAGATTGCTGTGCCATTTACTGGTTGGTCTGCGGGCACTTGGGGTTCTGGCACATGGGGTTTTGGCGGTACTACTGATGCGCCTATTCGTCTGTGGAGCCAAGCTAACTTCGGTGAGGACCTGTTCTTTACTTACCGTGGCGGAGCGCCTTTCTATTGGGATGCTAGCAACGGGGTAACTACTCGCGCAGTGTACGTATCTTCTCTTGGCGGTGCGTCAGACGTTCCTGTCATAGTTAACAAAACATTCGTGTCAGACATCTTCCGGTTTGCGTTCTGCTTTGGTGCGAACGATCTGGGTACTAGCACGCTTGACCCTATGCTTATTCGTTGGTCTGACCAAGAAGATGTAGTTAACTGGACGCCCGCCGCTACTAACCAAGCAGGCAGTCTGCGCCTCTCCCGAGGTAGTGAGATCATTACCGCATTACAAGCCCGTCAGGAAATTCTGGTTTGGACTGATACGGCCCTGTATGGCATGCAGTACTTAGGTGCTCCAGAGGTTTGGGGTGCACAGTTACTTGGTGACAACATTACAATAGCCAGTATCAATGCAGCAGTATATTCCGGCAACATTGCGTATTGGATGGGTACAGATAAGTTCTATCTCTACGACGGTACGGTTCAAACACTGCCTTGTTCAGTTCGCAGCTATGTGTTCAACGACTTTAATACGTCTCAGTATGCCCAAGTTGTTGCAGGTACTAACGAGCGGTTCGATGAGATTTGGTGGTTCTACTGCTCTGCTGAGTCTACCCAGAATGACCGCTACGTGGTCTATAACTACATGCAGAACATTTGGTACTACGGCACTCTATCGCGCAGTGCTTGGATCGACGCTGACTTACGGGATAACCCCATGGCGGCTACGTACAGCAACAACTTGGTTACTCACGAAGTGGGCTACGACTGCCAAGAAACTGCTACGCCCTTCCCGATTACAGCTACGCTAGTATCCTCTGAGTTTGACCTGGATGATGGCGATAAGTTTATGTTTGTTAAGAGAATGTTACCGGACGTAACGTTTGAGGGTTCTACGGCTGACAATCCTGCGGCTACTATGACTTTATCTCCTATGGAAAACTCTGGTTCTGGGTACAACAACCCTCTATCAGAAGGCGGTAATAGCAGCGCTACGGTAACTCGTTCGGCTACAGTGCCTATTGAGCAGTTTACAGGGCAGGTATTTGTGCGGGTACGTGGTAGGCAGATGGCGTTTAAGATTGAGTCCACTGAGCTGGGTGTGGCTTGGAAGCTAGGTATACCACGGTTGGATATGCGGCCTGATGGCAGGAGAGGCTAGTGGCTGAAAGACTGGTACAAAAGGTCCAAACGCCTGCGCTCCCCATACCTAGACCCGGGCCGCTTAAACATTATTTGGATGACCTGAATAACATCTTGCGCTTGTTTTTTAACTTGCTGGCGAACGCGGTTAACAACGTATTTGGAGAGCTAGGGGGCCGGTTTATTGACGTGCCCAATGCGTTATACTTCTCCACGGTAGATCAACCCATAGCGGTAGTAGATACCCCGCAGGTCGTTACGTTTAACCAAACATACTTAGAAAGCGGGTTTACGATTAACGGTGCTAGCAATAGCCAGATAACTGCCACATACGGTGGAGTTTACAACTTTCAGTTTATTGGGCAAGTATCTAGCGGCTCGGCCTCTGCTAAAGAGATATACCTGTGGATTTCGAGAGACGGCACTGATTTGGGGTATACAGCACGAAAATTTGTGTTAGCGGGTTCTGGCGATATAGACGAAGTAATTTGGAACTTTAACTTGGATTTGGCAGCGGGTGAGTACGTAGAGATGAAGTGGGTGACTGACGATATAGATGTCACTATGAAAACTGTACCTCCTGCTGTATCTCCAGCAACCCCACATCCGGGCGTAACATCTGCTGTAGTAACAATTAACTTTATTTCGGCGCTACCTGAAACGCGCCCAACACCTCCGTAGGTTAGTATGGGTACTAAAATAAAAAAGTTTGATGGCGGCGGTCCAGTTGGGGACCAAGGCATAAATAACAACATGGTTACCCTGCCAGACGGGTCTATGGTGACCCTGCAATACGCTCTATGGCTACTAAGCAACGATACCACTGGCAAATATAGTGGCGACGGTATTTTTGGGGATAACACAAAGGGCGCTCGCTATTACGGCGACACCACTGCTCCCACCTCTGCGCAAGAGATGTTTAATCAAACATACGCAGAAGCAATGGCTAATGAAGCCTTGGCTGAGATATTTGAAACTGGGGCAGACATTCGCGGTCCGTCTATGACTAAAGAGGACATGTTAGCTTCTTTAGGTACCATAGATGTAACTGATGGCGTTAGCCAAGAAGAAATTGACGCGGCTGTTGCTTTTCTTAATACTGGCTCAGTAACTGTAGAAGACGTAGCTGCAAGTGTTGGGCTACCCGCTAATGTTGTAAGTGCATTTATTGATGAGGCGAATAAATCTGCCGACGACGTTGGCGAAGTTTGGGTAGATGAAGACGGGAATATATGGGGTGGCGGCGCCGAGTATCTCGGCATACTAAAAGCATTTCCTAGCGCTGTAGACCCTAAATTCCAGAAAGACGTTACCCAAACCTCAAGTGGCGGTGCTGCTGCTAGTTCTGATGCCGCTAGTTCTGATGCTGCTAGTTCTGATGCTGCTAGTTCTGATGCTGCTAGTTCTGATGCTGCTAGTTCTGATGCTGCTAGTTCCGCTGCTAGTTCTGATGCTGCTAGTTCTGACTCTGCCGCTCAAGCTGCTACTGATGCCGCCGCCGCTGCTAGTGTTACAGGTGGGGAGTCTATTACTTGGGACGATCTTTTCGGCTACTTAATGGATACACCGCGCGAGCTTACAGACGAAGAAATAGCCGCTAATCAAGCTGCTGCTGCTGAACAAAAAGCGCTTGAAGATAAGCAAGGAGATTTCGTAGCACGGCAAATATACGAAGCGGCAACCGCCGAAACTGACCCTGCATTAAAAGCAGCCCTAATAAGAGAATATTACCAGTACCGAAACTTGCCTATACCTGCCGAGGCTGCCACAGAGATAGCAGAGTTAGAAGCTGAAGCCGCCGCTGCTGAAGCCGCCAATAACCAAGGCTCTGGAAACAGGCAAGACAACGAAGAGGGGTACCAAGACTTTGACGGAGTATATACCACCGACACTTCCGGGCTTAGCGACGATGCTGAAAACGTTACTTTAACTCCGGGTCAAGACATTACAATTATTGATACTGGCAACGGGACACCTGCGGTAGACGGCGATACTAAAATACTAACTAAAGAAGAAAAAGACGCTGCGTTTAACGAAGTACTAGCGGGAGTAAATGAAAATACAGCTATTGCAGACGTTATAGCAGCCGCTGTTGAAATATACGGGGATACCGCAGACGCCGTTGTAGCAGTAGCCAACGCTGCTAACAGTGCAGGTGTATCAGCCGAAGACCTAGCAAACGCTACAGGTACTTCTATAGAAGATATTAATAAAGCAGCAGAAGAAGCTAACGTAGCTATTACAAACCAAGAAACTGCCGCTGATAAGGCCGCTGCCGATAAAGCCGCTGCCGATAAAGCCGCTGCCGATAAAGCCGCCGCTGATAAGGCCGATGCTGAGAAAGTTGCTGCTGCCGCCAAAGCTATTGCCGATGCCGCCGCTGCCGATAAAGCCGCTGCCGATAAAGCCGCCGCTGATAAAGCCGCCGCAGACAAAGCCGCTGCCGATAAAGCCGCCGCTGATAAAGCCGCTGCCGATAAAGCCGCTGCCGATGGTGATGGTGATGGTGATGGTGACGGTGACGAAGGTGATGGTGATGGTGACGGTGACGAAGGTGGCTGTACTGGCGGCAAGATAGACGATGGGTTTGGCAATTGTGTTTGCCCAGACGACAAAGTTGAAGACGCTAACGGTGTTTGCCAAGACGCTGGTGGCGGTGGTGGCTGTACTGGCGGCAAGATAGACGATGGGTTTGGCAATTGTGTTTGCCCAGAAGGTACAACTGAAGACGCTAATGGTGTTTGCCAAGGGGTAGGTGACGGTGGCTGCCCACCTAACTCGGG